TCGATCCACTGGCCGCGCCAGCTGGATCTGTCATCCTCGAGCTTCTTGAAGCGCTTGTATGCAGACCCGCGCACGCCTGTCATCGGTGTGCTCATGAGGTTCTGGGCCATCAGCCAAACTCCTTCCAAGTGAGGATGCCGTATCTTGATTGGTTGGTGGTTACTGGGCTGAACGCTAGGACATACTCGTCAAAGACGTCTGCGGCAGACTGCGTGAACCACGCCTCGTAGTTGTCAATGTCAGGCGTCTCGCCTGTCTGCGTAGTGGGTGTAGCGTTGATGACTGTACCGATGGCAGTTACCGTTTGCGTCGTTGCAAAACCGAAGTCTACCTTGCCGACCGGAGCGTATGTGATTGCTGCAGACAGCGTCGGGTTCTTGAGGAGCATCAGAATACCGGTGTCGTTGACAGACCCGGTGACGGCCCCGACGGAGGCCAGCTTGACAGGCACGTCTCTGTAGGTGGCGTTACGTTTCACGCCCATCAGAGCGTACGTCGTGCCGACAGAGTTGCATGCGATGGCCGCTGTAGCGACCTGTGTGCGGAACGTCGACTTGTTGTCCGTACCTCCAAGGGGCGAGTACTGAGCACAGATCGGGCGCATTGCGCCGCCGCCGCCAGACGCAGAGATGTCGTATCGCACGAACTGCTGCGGTGACTTCGTGATCGTGCCCTTACGCGATGCCGGGTATGGTACGGCGTGCGCCAACACGAAACCGCGTGTCGGGTGCGCTACCCACATACGAAGAGCGGCGCCGCCCAGCCACAGGAAGTCGAACATGATGACGCTGAAGTTTGTGAAGTCGACGTCTCCGAGCTCCGCACGCCCGTACCAGTCGCTGAACGGTACAGAGGCTATCTCGGTGCCAGCGTTGTAGACCTTGATGTGGTATGTGCCGCCGCTGCTCTCTAGCCAAAAGCCGTCCAATGCCGTGTTCAGAGCTGGGCTGGCCGCAGAGCTGAAGTAACCAGCGCGCTTTACGACGCCTGTCTGCGGCTCGAAACCGTCAAACGTCAGCTCTGTGTAGGCGGTGTACCCTGAGAAGTAGGGCATTGGCGTTGTGCTCTGCTTGATCAGGAACTGCCCGGTTGTCACTGTCAGGGTGCTGTTGTTGGCAGCGTAAGTTGCAGTTCCGGTGCCAGCCGTGCTCCAACGCTTCGTGTTGGCGGCGTTTAACTCCTTGCCGTCGAAGATGAGCGCCTGAGACCCGGTCATGACTGCGCCGCCCGGCGTCTGTGACAGCTCCGCCCTGTTCAGTGAACCGCTGCTCCCGCTTACTACAATGGCCATGTTACAAGCCAGTCAGTGATTTGAGGGCTCGGGCTGTCGTCTCCGCCGTGGCTAGACCTTTGGCGCCGCCTATATTCCGCACGTTGGCTGGCGTTTGCTTGCCTGTGCCTGAGCCACTGCGTGCTGTCACGGCGCGTGCTGCCGTCACCTGCGTCGGTGGCGTAGGGGGTGGAGGTGGAGGAGGTGGTGCCGCGGGGCCTCTGGATTTACCGCCCATATCAGGATGCCTTTGCTATGCTCGATGACGCCCACTGTTCAGCCGTGAGAAACAGCAGTGTGCCAGTTGTACCGCGTCCGAAGAGGCGAGGGATGACGTGCTCAGTTGCACCGAGGTGGAGCCAACCGCGGCGAGCTGCGATGTTGTCGATGTGTTGCCGCGCATACAACATCTGGCATCCTGCCACGCGGAACACGTAGTCCATCGCCTCTCGCACAACGGTCTTCGTTGCCCATCTCGGGTGATCGGAAGCACCCGATACTTCGATGACACCTGCGTCCGGGTCGTAATTGTGAAACACGAAACCGGCCACCGTGGCGCCCTTGTGCTCGACGCCCATCGCTTGACAGGTGTCGTGAGGGAATGGTCCCGCGTGCTCAAGTCGCATGTCTACCCAATCGGCCACAGCTTTGTCCCAGAACGGTGTCATTGGCGCGCACCCTACCCCAATATGTTGATGTTGTCACTACGACTTGCGCAACCGCGCCTCGTACGCCTCACGCGCCCTCTTGTTGGCCGGGCTCTCTGACTTGGCACGGCGTCCCACGCCCATCAGACGCGAGTAGACCTTGTCCAACTCATCGATCGGACGCTCTTCATTGTGGCGAGCGGCGAGCTGTCCGTGACACATTGCTGACATTAGCAGGCGGCGCTTTGTCTTGGGCACGTCCGTTCTCCTTCTTCTGCTTGGTTGGTTTGGGTTCAGATGAGCCGCTCAGTGTGCGTCTGGCGACCAGTGTCTGCTTCGGATCTCGCTTGGCCTTGTTGAGTTTAGCGCGCATGTTCAGTCCTCCTCGAAGGGGTTGTAGTCTGTCGGCGCAGCGTGCTCTGCACCGCTGATGCCGGGACGGTTTGGGTACACCGGCAGCACGTACGTCAGAGCCAGAGCGTCGCCCAGATCCGGGCTGGCCAGTCCGCGTCGCTTCATGTCGTCCTTCTTCTCGAGCTGCAAGTCATTCTTGAGGTTGTATCCGTACTCGACGCTGGTCAGATCTGTGCGCAGATCCTCCATCTTGGGCAGCCTCACGCCGTACTCGAGCGCCTCCTTCAGGTTGACGTACATCTGTGCTCGCAGGTTCGACACACCGCGCTGCGTTGCCTTGCCGCCGAAGTTGATCTCCTGCACCTCGAGCCCCAGCTGCCTGCATCTGTCCACAACGCCGCCGCCCACGCCTCCGCCATCGATGAAGATCGCGTCTGGCCGCTTCTCTGATGCGATGGCAGCGATACGCGCCGAGAGTTGCATGGTGTCCAGCTTCTGGAAGATCTGGTGCTCGAAGTCGTTGTCGGTATCGGCGTCACGCCCGCGTCGCAGCCAGATGACGCTGCGATCGTCTCCGAACCGCGCCACATCCACGGCCATGATCAGCGGATCGTATGGCTGCACGTGGATGTCGACCTCCACGTTGTCCTCGTAGAGCGACATGGGGATGAGCTGCAGCGAGCCCGCGTCTGGGAAGACCCCCCTGACCCGCACCTTGAAGAAGTCACTGTCGACGCCGTAGTCTTCTTCCCATTTCTTGAACAGCTCCTTGTTGGTCTGCTCGACGTCACGGCTGTCGATGTAGCGCCGCACGTAGCTGCGTCTGAACCGGCCCTCCATGTTCTGGAAGAAGCGCCCGGTGTTACGCGTCGGGTTCCCGAAGTCGAAGAGCATCGGCTCTCCGTCGGTCAAGCCACCCTCGCGCACTTCGAATATCTTGTCCGGGATACCTGAGGCTTCGTCGAAGATGTAAAAGGGCGTAGAGTTTGCAGCGTGAAGACCGGCAAATGCTTCTGAGTTTTCTTCCCGGCTTGTCTGTGCGTCGCATCGCCACTGCTCCCTGTAGTCCTTGTGGTAGTAGTTCATGGAGCCAGCTGACGCGTTGAGCTGCCACCAGTGCGTCGTGATGCCGAGGTAGTGCCACTTGGCCAGCTCTGCCCATGTCTTGGTGCGCAGCTGCTCGCCGGTGTTGGCCGTCACCACACCCTTGGCGAATGGGCGCGTGTCCATGATCCAGCGGATGAGCCAAGCCACCAGAGCAGACTTGCCGATGCCGTGCCCGCTTGCTGTGCTGAACATGAGGGGTGCGACTGCGGTGACACCGTCGAAGCCGTTCTTGCGTACGTGGTTGCCCACGTCGATCAGGAAGTCACGCTGCCACGCTTGCGGGCCAGTCCTGCCTGCCAGCTGGCCAGTGCCCCAAGGGTAGCTGAACAGCACATGGCCGAGCGGGTCGTCGTAGAACTGGGCGATCTCCTTGACCAGCTCAGCGTTGACTGCCTCAGCATCTAGCATTGGTTACCTATTGGGGCTCGTACGCCCGCTGGAGGATGTACCAGCCGCATCCCGGGCTCGCGGCGCTGCAACAGGCGCAGCTGCGGCTGCAGTGGCCGTCGCGTTTCGTGCCACGAGCTGGCGCATCAGCTTGCCGCGGCTCGATGCCGTGATGCCGTCGTAGGTGAACGAGCCATCGGTGTTGGTGACGAAGCTGCTGGCGTTCAGGCCCAGATCCGTGCCCGGCGAGCCGAGCTTCTCATACACTGGCGGTGCTGCCGCTTGTGAGTTTTTACCGCCCATGTCACAGATCTCCGCTGAAGGGGTCGTAGTGGTGCAGCGTCTGCCGCGTCTC